TACTTAAGAAGTGAGTGGAAAAAGAATCAAGAAGAAGAACGTCTACTTGGTGTAAGTATGACTGGTATTATGGATCATCCAGTACTTAGTCAACCTAATGAAGAAACAATTAACTGGTTAACGGAGCTAAGAGAATATGCAATTAAAACTAATAAGGAGTGGGCTGAACGACTTGGTATTCCTGTGTCTGCTGCTATCACTACTGTTAAGCCCTCAGGAACAGTTAGTCAGTTGGTGGGTTGTTCTAGTGGCATTCATCCTGCATATAGTGAATACTATATTCGGACTGTACGAATGGACAATAAAGACCCCCTCACACTCTTCTTTAAAAGCCAAGGAGTCCCTAATGAGCCTGATGTTACCAAGCCAAGTGACATTACAATCTTCAGTTTCCCGCAAGAAGGAAGCAAATCAGGAGTAACAAGAAACGAAACAAATGCAATAGATCAATTAAAACTTTATAGTGTATACCAAAAACACTGGACAGAACATAATCCTTCTATTACTGTATACTATAAAGATGATGAATTCTTGAACATTGGTGCTTGGATTTATAATAACTTCAGTGATGTCTCAGGTATATCGCTTCTGCCTCATACCGATCACGTTTATGAACAAGCCCCTTATCAAGAGATTACAAAGGAAAAGTATGATACCTTTGTAAGTAGTTTCCCTTCAATCGATTGGGGTAACTTAAAAGAGGAAGAAGACACCACTACAGGGACACAAGAGTTAAGTTGCTTAGCTGGTGCCTGTGACATTATAGGAGTACAAACATGATTACCTGGAGTCTAATACAAGGTTGTACCTTTGGTTTAGAACTAGTAGATGGTAAAATGGTAGATCCTAATAGTGACGCAGTGTATTTAGTATTAGATTTGTTTTTAATTAGAGCAGTAGTAAATATTTAAAGGAGAAAATATGCAGTATACGCAAGTGCAAATTAACAAAGTAGATAATGGTTATTTAGTAACAGCTAACAAAGTTATTTTTGGTCAACCACAACCTGAACAGACTATTAAAGTCTTTCATGAATGGGATTTAGTAGAACAGTTTCTAAATCCTAAAGCAACATTAGCATCAGTATAAATAACAAAGCCCCTTAATCGGGGCTTTTTTATTATTACTTATTCATTACATACATTGTAACTTCAAAACCAAATCTCATTTCAGTAGCAGCGGGTTTAGTCCACATAGTAATCTCCTTAAAAGTTAATGTAAAGTTTTCACTCTACCCAATAATTATACCATAATGAATGAAAACAATCATCAGTAAAACCATGAATCTATACTAAGTAGCTTGTGTTTGAGCTGTTAAAATACCATTAGTAAATGTCATGCTACCATTAGCACCTAATGTTGTTAACTTAGCTGTTGTAATAGTTACAGATAAACCACTTCCTAACCCTAGGTTAGTCCTAGCAGTAGACGCACTAGCTAAATCTGATAAATTATTAGCACGATAAGCATACGTTGTATCAGATCCTGTTGTAGAATAAGAAGTAGTATTCTGTGCAGCCATGGTACCAAGGGTAGGAGTACCTGTTAATACTGAATAAGGTATAGTTGCTGAGGCTGTAAAGGCACTTGTACCATTACCATATACATAACCTGTTAATGTTGTAGTACCAGTACCACCATTAGCTACGGTTAAAGGAAAAGAAGGAATAGCAGCTACAGCAGAATATTGAGCCAAACTTAAATGATAATACTGTGATGCAATACCACCTTGTATAGACTGTAAAGCATTATGTTGTCTAGTTTGAATGTTTAATAAATTAGATCCTGTAAAATCAATAGAGGACCAAGCAATAGAAGCTTGTTGCACAAGCAGTTGAGAAACAGCAAAAAACCAATCACGCCATACAAATACGTCCGTAATTGGGTTGTTAGGTATTGGAGGTAATTGAATAGCCATTAATTAGAATCCTCAATCTTCTTCATTTTATTCTCACGTGTTGTTTCTTTTTTCTGTCTCTTACGTTCCATAAGAACATCAGGACTTGTATTTTGTTTATTAGTCTGACCATAAATAGGAGTACCCACAAAGCTTGCAACTGCTCGTTTAAGTTTCTCACCCTTAGGTGCTTTAATAGCAGAGCTTACTTGGAATGGTAAGAAAGGTTCTACTATCTTTTCAGTTACATCAATAGGACCTTTAGTAGTATCTTTAGATATTTCCATTACAGTCTTAGGGAAGTAACCAAGTTTATTAGTTAATGTTTTCCATGGATGCATTACCCAGTGAGCAGCTTCCATAGAGTGTTTAGCGGCTTGCATTGTTGTACCATCATTTAAATCTATACGAGTAGGATCTTTATTTTGCCATATAAATTTACCTGATGTAGCATAATTAATACCATTGTAAATAGTAGCCCAAGCTATTAATGTAAACAATGCATAACGTCTAGCTAGATCTGCTTGAGATGTAGGATCACTTAGCCCTTTAAAACCTTTACGTAATTCCCAATTCTTAGGTTTTAATAACTCTTTAGGTAATCCTGTAGTAAAGGCTCTTAATGTAGATACTGTCCAGTCAGGTGCAAATAAAGCTACGTTAGCCCACATTCTATTTTCTTTTTTAAGAAGTTTAAATAAGAATTCTCTAAGTACTACATTTTGTGTATCATTAGCTATTTGTAACCAATTTAAACCACCCATTGTATTATTAACAAATTTAGATACTTCTTCTCCGATAGCTTGATCACTAAGTTCAGGATGTCTAGTTTTAATTTCAGTATAATAATGTTGCCATAGTTGTAATTTACCAGCAGTATGCATATACTCCCAAGTAAACTTTTCTAAATGACTTAAATAATGTTCTTGTAAAGGATCAGTAGCTCTACTTAATAATTTAACGTTACCTGTTTCTTTACTAATAGGCTTAATTAAATAAGTATTAATAAAGTTATCAATATCTTTACCTAACTTTTCAACAGAACCTAATTGAACGTCATCTGATTTAATACCAAGATTTGTATCTAAAGCTTGTTTAACTGTTTGACTAGCCCCATTACGTTCAAACTCTTGTAAAGCTTGTCTAGAGCCAGCACCCTTAGTAAAGATTTCTTTAATCATTAAACCAGGAGCTGCCGTTGATTTAGATATAAACAAAGAAGTAGCATGGAATAATGATGCAGTAGTTGCAAATGTCTTAGCAAGCATTGAAACAGAATTTAATCCTTGAAGAAGAAGTAAAGGATCTTTTTGATAGAACAGATGACCTAAAGGATCTGCAAAGTCAGGGTGTACTTTATAACCTTTTAATACTTCTGAACCAGGTCCTGTAAACGGAACATAGTTCCCTTCATAAGCAGTCTTAGCATCTTTAGTTATAATAGGTAACTCTTTAATTGTACCTAAAAGTTTACCACCATCTAATTTAACTTTAGTTAAGTAATTAACAAGACGTTTTTCAATTATAGCTTTACCCATAGAGTCTTTATAAATTTGCATAATCTTTGCAATATCTTTTTCTACTATAACACCACGAGTATCTATACCTAAACTATCACCTGCCTCACGTAACTTAGCTTCAAGTTCTCTAATGTATCGAACAGTACGAGCTTTACCAAAGTCTCTAAAGAACCTAGGACTAGTGTTTTTAAATAACCAGTCACTAATCTTAATTTGTTCAGCTCTATTTAAATTACTACCTTTAAAGTTAAGAGCATGAGTTACATAGTTTTGTCTAGTCTTTTCATAGTTACCCTCTGTTCTAGCAAGGATATCTAAACGTTTAAATTCGTTTTTAACTAACTCCATAGCTTTAAATGTATTAGGAGTATCATGAGGACGAGCATCAATCCTATTAATTACTTTACTTAATCTATCTTCATGTTGTTTTAGATATTCAAGTTGTATTTCTGGAGTAGCTTCTTTAGGAAAACCTTTAGACTTACTATAGTTATCCCAAGCTTTGTAAAATCCTTTAAAGTTATTTGGATTTTCTTTATTAGCTATACGTTGATTATAAGATTCTATACCTGAAAGGCCACCAATAGTACCTAGTTCAGGATCACCTTCTCTAATCATCATCCGATAAACATCTCTAGCACCTGTCATACCTTTATCAATACGATCAGCAAGATTTCTAGGTAACCCTAAAGCTTTACGTCTTTCAGCCCTAGACTCTTTAGCTGCAATTAATGTATCAGTATCACCATAAAGTTTTTGACGTTTTTGTTCTTCTGTAACTAATACATCGTATTTCTTTTGACCTTCAAGAGCCATAGTGACATGTTCTCTATTACGAGCATCAGGCATAAGTTGTTCTAATGTAGCTCGCCAAATTTTAGACTCTCTAACATTTTTAGTTATATCAGAAAGAGTTTGCATAATAGCCTGTATAGGCTTATCTTTAGTAGCTATAGTAGCTTCTTGTACAGGAGTAAATACTTGACCTGATCTAGCTTCAGCTTCTGCTGGATTAGCTATATCTTGTGGCATTGGATTATCAGGTAACTTAAACTCAGCTTCAGGTTTAGGTTGAGTCTTAGCTGACATAGCTTCACCTAATGTAGGAAGTTTAAGCTTCGTCATTATGTTAGCTGCCATCTTTTCAGCTTGAGTTGTTATAGTTGTGGGCTTAGCAGAGATAGCACTAAAAATAGTAGCTTCTTTAATCTTTTCAGGACTAAGCTTTTCACCTGACACTAATTCAGATCCAGCTTCAAATGCACCACCAGCTACTCCTAGCCCTGCTCTTTGTGCCATAGTACCAATCTTTTTACCACTAGCTAATACAATAGGTTTTAAAAAACCAGGTCTAAATAATACAGTACTACCAGCATAGTCACCATAACGAGATGCTTTAGGGTTAGCTGCAATTTCTGCTTCACGAGTTGCAGTATCATAACCAGTAAACTCTTTAAACTTCTCAGGAGCAAAAGTATCATAGAGTTTTTCTACTGCTTTTTCACCACCAATAAGTCCACCTACGCCCCCTACAATAGCCCCAGCAACACCTAATATAGGACCACCAGCAATAGTTCCAGCAGTGCCTAATGCCTCAGCACCCATAGTCATTGCAGGTAATGCAGGAATCATCTTAGCAGCGGTACCTACAGCACTCTTAGTAAATGCTTTAACAGCATCAATGTTCTCAGCAGGACCCCCTTCAAAAGGTACATAGCCAGGGTAAGATGATGTTTTAGTTTTAGTTTTGGTAGGTTGATTAAAACCTGCTAGGAGGGGATTTGTTTCTGTTTGATCTTCTTCTTTAAAACCGTCAAGCAAAGGATTAGAAGAAGAACTAGGCCGATCTATCACCTGTGAGGGTTGTGCTTCATCGGCTTTGGTAACTGCATTGTCTGCAGTCATAGTAGCTTTTAAATTTTCCTCAACCCACTCGGGTGATCGTTTTGATTGTAAATAGGGACTTGATGGAAGACTTGCCCAAACACTTCCTAACTTTTCGTTAGCAGTTTTGTAGTCTCCCTTTTGAATATCTTCTAGTGCACCTTTATCTTGAATAAGTTTAAGTGCAATCTTCTTTTGACTATTAGGACTAAAGTCAGTAATACCTAGTTTAGGAGCAACATCATCATAAGTCTGTTTAGTAATCTGCCATTTGCCTGCAGCTTTACTTGGACCTTCTTTAGTAGTAGCACCTACAGTATCAGGATGTTTAGAATAGTCATAGAACTTACCACCACCAACAATGGTGTTGTAATCAGGACTACCCTCAGCTTTATTTAAAAACTCTAAATAGTTATCAACATTAGAATTATAGTCTACGCTAGAGGGTGGGTCATTAAATCCATCTAATAAAGGATTTGCTGTAGCCATTAAACTTCCTTATTTATATTTAGCAGGATTTACTTTAATATACTTTTCAAACTCTAAATCAGGATAAGCTTCTTTAAACTTAGCTTTAACATGATCAAGCAAAGCTTTTGTTGGAGTAGCATTAAGAGCTTTAATAGTGCCTTGAATAATTTCTTGTGAAGGTACACTAGCATTATCAGTAGTAGTCGTATCCGTAGTATCTTTAGCACCAGGTTTTAACTTACCAGTATAAGTTTTAAGTTTATCTTCTTCAAGGGCAATCTCAGTTTCTAAGTTAGCAACCTCTTGTTGTAAAAGTGGAACTTCTTTAGCACGCTCATCATCGTCCATTTTTAAACCTGATGAATCAATAAATAAATCACCTTGTCTGAGTTTAAGTAATTTATTTTGTTTTAATTTAAGATCTGTTTGTAATAAAGTAACTCGTTTTTGACCTTCATTAATAAAAGTAGTAAGCTCTTCTTTTTTAAATTTACGTGCAGCAAGCTCTCGTTTTGAAGCACCATTTGTTATAGTTTCATCAGCAAGTCTATCTCTTGTAGATTGAGCTTTATTAGCTCTATCATTTTGTTCTTTTAATTTAAGATCTTTTTGCATAAGTTCAAGTTTCTTAGCAGCTGACATAGAAGCATCTGAATATTTCTCTGCAATAGCTAAACGTGCTTTAGGATCTGTCATAGATCTTAAATCACCAGCAGGAATACCATTCATTTCTAATAACATTAATGTAGATTGCCATGCTCTTTCTAATTCAACAGGATCATTTGTTCTTTTAGCTACTTCAACATAACCACCAGCAAGTCTACCAGTTATTTCCATAATATCTTTAGTAGCACTAATACGACGAGTCTGTGCTTGTGTTCTAGCTTCTTCTAATTTACCAGCAACTTCAAGTTGTTTTTGATATGGTTTTAATAAACCCGCTCGTTTAAATTCTTCAGCTAATTTATAAGCAGAGTCTACTTGATCATTAGCTTCAGTAAAATCTAATGTAGCTTTTTTAACCTTTGTAGCAATATTATTAACGGGAGGAGGAGCAGTCTCTTGTGGTGAAGTAGGTTGATTATATCCTTCTACAGGGGTTTGTTCTTGAGGAGATGTTTCAGTAGGAGGTTGCTCCTGACCAGAACTAGGATCTACTTGAGTTTGTAGAGCTTGCTCAGGAGACTTATAATCTTTAGGAATAGCCCCACCAAAGCCATAAGGCATATCAGCAGGACTCTCAGCACCACGTTGTTCATAAGTACCAAACGGAGATGTAGGATTAGCATCTGTTGTTTCAGCAGTAGCATACTCTGTAGGAGCTTGATCAAGTCCTGTAGGACCTTGACGAGTTCCTTTATCTTGTGTTTGATATGACAACATTGGATCTTGTTGATTGTTCATAGTAGGAATAGAAGTAGGAGCATTAACTTTAGACTCAGCTAATCTCTTAATTGCATCTTCTTTTAATGCATTCTTTTTCATTATTTCTTTAGATTTTTTATAATCTTCTAAATCAATTTCAGCTTCTCCTGTTTTAAGAACATCCATTCTGTCCCTAGCCATTTTAGCTTCTATTCCACCAAAAGTGGAAGTACCATAATACATTGGAATGCCTGCCATAATTTATCCTTTATCCAAAAAATCCACCAAGAGCACCACCTAAACCAAGAATTGCTTCTAATTGTTGGTCTTTTTTATTCTTTGCTGCTAATGATTGCATGTTAGCTGCATTTGCATAAGCAGTTTGACCTACAGCTGGAGCTTGATTTGCTCCTGATTGTGCAGACAATTGATTTACATAATTATTAAACCAGTCTTGTGCTACGTTAGCACTTTGTTTTTGTAATGATGCTAGTGTGTTACCTGAAATAGATTGACCTGAAGCAGAGGCTTGCCTTTGAATAGCTTTAGCTTGTTCTTCTTGAGCAAAGTTATAACCTGGCATACCATAAACCCTACTAGGATCGTTCATTAATTGATTTAATTGAGTAGCAGCATCCTCTCTATATTTAGCATAAGGATCTGCATTAGCTTGAGCTGCTTGAGGTGTTTGTCCTGTACTTGTATTATTAAAGGCATCATAAATACTCATACCACTTTTAATAAGATTAGTATATTTACTAAGACCACCAATACCACCATTACTAGTTGGAATACCACCAGATTCACCTGTTGTAATTGTATTACCTAAATTACTAAGTGAGTTTGCAATACTACCAAAAGAAGAACTTGCATTAGGTACAGATGAAGTAAAACCACCAAGACCATTAATAAAAGAATTAGCTCCACTAAAGGCACTAGATACTCCTAAACCTCCTGCAGTAGATAGTAATGAGCCTCCAATACCACTAGCTAAAGTGCCAGAGGTTAACATACCTGCCCCTGTCATTCCTCCTCCTAATATACTAGGAGCTGAAAGTGCAGCAAACCCAGAAGGAGCAAGGTAAGGCATACCAAAGTAAGCAGCAGCTATAGTTCCTATAGGTCCTAAAGCATCGGCTACACTTCCTACAGCGTCAACAACGCCACCGACTACAGAACCAACTGCATCGGCTACACCTCCAACAATATCAGCAACAAAGCCCATCTTGTGTAATCCTTATATTTATTTTATTATTAATTTGATTGTATGGTTTAAATCCCAATCTAGTTACAAACTTTAAAGCATTTAGATTATTAGAATGAACAGTAGAAATAACTTCTTTATGTTCGTTTAACAACGGAACTAAAATAGCTTTAACATATTTTCTAAGATTAAATTTATCTGTAGCAAATATGTGAATTTCATTATCTCTTACTGCAACACAACCTATAACACCATTTATAGTTTTAATAGGGTAAATGATAAACCCTGTAAATTGTTTTAAGAATTCTTCTTTAGTATCTTCCCAATAGTCTTTATAACTATCCCAAGCTTTTTCAATAGCTTTAGTTTGTTCCTGCGTCAAGGTCCATTTCACAAGCTTGCAATCTAATTGGCTGGTTGTCTGTGCAGAAAAATTCATAAGCTCTTCGTCTAAAGTTACCGTTTTGATATAAAACACTTCTAGTTGCACTTAGATCAACATTACGATATTGAGACCAATTTTGATAGTCATCATCTGTATGTCTTATGCGAAGTGTAGCTCCTATCTTATCACCTACTACCTCAAGTCTACCTATAAACTTACGTGTAGTAGCTTCAGCATCTATTAAAGGTGTTCTAACTCTAAATTGAATAGGGCCTGTTTCATCAGTATAAATATTCTCACTTATATTATACAGCTTTCCATTAGAATTGTCAAGAGCATAACCTTCATTATTATATGATGTAAAGAATGTACCATTTAAAATAGTCTCTTGATTATTTACATAAGAAGTCCAAATGCACCATTGTTTAGATTTAATATCACAAACAAGTGTTAAGTTATCATCTAATAAATTAAGAACATAAAAATAATGTCCTGCTATTTTTAATGAGTAAGCCCTAACATTAACTAAAGAGGATTGATCTAATATTCTTTCAATAGAAACATCTGAAATTTGTACTGGTCTTGTACCATCAAGCATAAGAACTGATCTACCCGTATTACGTCCTACAGCTACCCATACAACTGTTTGTTGCATTTCTACAACAGAGTTACCATTAGCACATCCAAATTCAATACGGAATGTTTGATTGGGTAACAACGGAGATCCTACTGCATTACCTGCATCATAGAAAAACTCTGTAGACCATTGACCAAACGCTATTAAATAATTAAAGTGTTTAGCTAAGGCTACACCTTTATCAGGTTCTGCTTCTGCTGTAATAAAGTTTAAAGCATCCCATTTAGTAGGATCATTTGGTTCACTATTCCAAATCTTACCATCGTCTGTCATTACATAGACATAAGTATTAAAATAGGCAGTGCCTGGTACAATACTACCTGATGGAAACCCATTAAGTAAGCAAGTAGCAGTAGCTTGAATACCTGATGGTGATGCTGAAATTGTTATTGTAGGAGGGTTAATATAACCTGTTCCTGCATTTGTAATAGTAATTGCTGTAACAATACCACCAGTTTGTGTAGCTGTTGCTGTAGCAGGAGTTCCTGCATATGTTAATGTAGCAGTGCCATCAGCTTGAGAACCACTAGTAAAAGTAGGAGGAGTACTTGCTGTAGTTCCTGCAACAGTTACTGTATAAAGATTAGTACCATAAGAAACTTGTTGATTTACAATATATGGTGTTGTAGCTGCCCAAGCTGGACCAAACGTAACAGTAGGTGTAACATATGTAGTACCCCCTGCTGTAATTGTAACAAATGCTACGCTATCTGATCTAACCCTAGCTAAAGTTGTTCCATCATAAGTATAACCATAGTCACCTTTTTGAAAGAACAGATAACCATTATTAATTGTATTAGTAAAAAAACAAGGAGTAGTAGTTCCTGTTAAAGATCCTATAGTAGAAACAGTACTTAAATCAGTATTATAAAGAGTGTTATTAGTAACACCATAAATTTTACTAGCATATGTATAAAGACCTTGTCCAGTTCCTGCTGTAAAACTTACTGCAGAGGAAGTATATCCTGGTCTTTTCTTAGCATACATGGTTCCATTATAGTCATCTGGATAACAGTTAACCATTTTAGAACCTTTGTCTGTGGTATCATTACGAAACTCTACCCCATAGGCCATTGGTAAACGCAATGTCTGCATTATCTAAACCTTAATACTTGTGATCTAATATCTGGTTGGAAGAATGTAGAAGCATACTCTGTATCCCAAGCCATTAATCTTTGTTTATATGTTTCTGCTCTTTGAATAACACCACTTAATTTTTCTAATGGTAGACCATAGTCAACTGCAATCTCTGAAGCTAAACCCCAACGTAATGATTGAAACCATTCTGATGGAAAGTCAAATGTTTGATTAGCTGTAGTAATATCCTCAATAGGACGTTGAACAGTTATATGTAGTTCATAAGTAGTTGATGTACTTGCATTAGGAGTTAAGAATACTTTAAGTTCTCCATATGTTGTATATGGCCAGTAGTACACAGAGTTTACTGTACCTGTGTTAAACTTAGAACCTAAGATGTTATATTCTTGTTGTGAAAGAATAGACATAGGTAAGTCAATATAAGTATTTAAAAGGGAGTCAACAGTTACAGTTGCTGGAGTTGTAAAAGTACCACCAGACATTGTTAGAACATCACCTACTGCATAATTGTCACCGCCATCATTAGCAAGAAGAGCTTTAGTAACAACACCACCAGTATAAGTTAAATTAAATGTAGCACCTGTTCCAGAACCACCAGTAGCTGATACAGGATTAGTAGCTTGTACTGTATAGCCTGATCCACCTGAGAGTAAAGATATATCTGCAACTTGGTTAGTAGTATTAGATATATTTCTTAAAAAAGATTGAATAAGTCTTAAAGGTTTATTAGTATTTAAATCATAAGTACTAGAAGGTCCAATAGTATAAGTTGTTTGATTAGACTTTAAAGGAATAGTTAACTCAGTAACTGTCCATAATTTAATACCATCTGTCATCCAATCTTTAAGCATCATGTTAAGAACCATACTTGCATTCTCAATTGCACTAGCTGTAGGTTGTGTACCTTCTTCAAGTACACCTAATAGACGTAAAGATGACTGTATAATGTCATTACGAGTTACGCTAAATGTTGTTGTACCTGAAGTAGCCATATTAGTCCTTGTTCTTTCCTAATAGTTTTTGTACTGTCTTTGTTTCGTAGATGCGGATTGTAGTCCATATAATAGTAAATAAAGCTGCAATAGCAGGCAGTAATTGCATCATAGTTCCTACAGCAGTAGCAATAGATGCACCATCAATTACATGTTTAGTTGCATCTGTTAAGTGTTCGTGGGGCATTATAAGTCCTTAGGTTCCCAGCCGTAGATCTCGGCTATTTGATATGTTAGTTTATAGAAGTTTTTGTTATGGAGTTCATATCGTTTACCCTGAAGGTATAAAATAAGATGCACCATTTCATGTGCCATTGTTTTCTCTAGGGTTTGGAGTAGACTCATCTTACTTGTACTCATGGTAATACAATGAGGTTCAGGTGAGTACGATCCGTACATCTCAGGATCATCTACTACTAAGAACTCTATCTCGGAAGGTCTGGGTAACTCATACTTATCGAAAGGTGGCAAGTGTCTTAACATATTATAGACAGCTTTACACGATTCAACAGTTATAAGACTCATGTCATCAATATGGTCTAGTGCCAGCTTTATCTATGATTAATACTTGTTTGCGTGGTTTGTCTGCAAACTTGTTAGGTATGGATATATGTACCCATGAATCAAACTCTCGAATCAGTTGGTCATATTCAAGGTTTGTTTTAAGTAACTCTTTAACAATGTTATCAGGTGTTAAGCCTGGTACTTTAATATCAGCAGCACAACCAATACAGTGCTGGCTTGTAGGCTTACTTCCTACGGCAGTGTTAACTGCTGGTGATCTATAAGCAGAGTTAACCATTACTGGTCTACCTAAAGTTCTACGAACTTCTTCTAACATCCGTGATAATCTAACTAGGTTAGCTTTGACTTCCTCATTAGGAGTATTATCTAAACCTTGACGTTCAGCAATCTCTGAGTGAGTTAGTTCTTCTAAAGTAAAGTGTTCGCTTAGTTTCATCTTTTATTTTATATCATAAAATCTATCAGCATTAAAGTCGCTAAAATCGCCACCTTCCCATTGAATATGAATAAGATTTCCTTTAGCAGTCCAACAAGCTTTCA